TGATATGGATTATGACTGGTCGGGTCAAGGACCTGCAAGTATGCCTACAGGTAATTCTTGTTATGGTCTCGGTTCTGATAAGTGTGCTCAGATTACAGGAGGGGGTAATTCAACATCTATGATGGGTGTATCAGGCATGGGTACAACTTTTATTAACACTGTTGACATATCTTCTTTAAGTATAGATAACGGTGGTGAAGTTAAATACTCCATAGAGGTTGATAAACAAGATGATCAAGATCGAATCTACATGCACATTACAGGAACTAATGGAGGGACTACAGTCTTTTCAGGAACTGATATTTTGTCTGAATCTGGCGTATCAACAGGCTATCAATCATACGATGGCTCTTTCAATTTCAGTGGCGTTTTAAAAAGTTTAACAATAGAAATAGGTGGCAGAAATATTAATCTTGCTGTTGGTCCTTTATTTGACGATGTATCCGTCAATGTCTTTTACAATGTAATCAACACAATTATTGAGCAACAAATTACAACTGTAGAAGAAATAGTTTATCTTAATATTTTTGATTCTGTAGAAATTGAATTTGCTACAGAAGTAATTGAATTTAATGATGTCGTTGTTGATGATGCGGGAGAAATTAAATTTGAACCTATCGAACCACAACAAGAAGAAGTTTCCTATGAAACCGTTGAGGTAGAAATAAAAGAAATACAAACAGATTTTGAAATAGATATACCAGAACCTGAAATTAATATGGCAGAGATGGAAATGGAGATGGAAATTGAACTTGAAATTGAAGCAGAGTTAGAAGAAACAATTGAAGTAGCAAGTGTTGAAGAACCTGTAGAGGAACCCGTAGAAAAGCCTGTGGAAGAAACTACGGAAGAAGAACCTATGGAAGAAGTCCCTGTAGAGAGTGAAAGCAGTCCTGAACCTGTAGAAGAAAAACCTGAAGAGGTTGAAGAACCAGAAGAAAAATCTGCAAATGAACCTTCAGCAAAAGAAAAAGCAGCTACAAAAATAGTCAAGGATATTGATGACAAAGAACGTTATGACGACACTGCTCAAACAAAAACATTACTCGTAATGCAAATATTAGGTGATACAAAAACATTCTTTTCACCTACTCAGAGCTTCACAGAAGTTGATGTAGGTGAGTATTTAAACAAGACATTAGAAGATCAGTATGGTATCTTTTTTGACATGGCACAGGAAAATACAATTACGGAGATGATAGATGCCCAGTATTGAATATTCGGGAATGAAGGTATCTGGAGGTAAGGCCTTCGCTATACTTACTCTTCTAGGCGCATTAGGTAGTGGTGCTTGGGCAGTCTTCGAATTTTGGAAAAACTATCAAGACCTAACCACCAAAGTTTTGGAGTATACAGCTCCTGATCTATCTAAATATGATGAAGAAATAGCAGTTTTAAAATCAGAATTAGATATGATATTGGACGAAATCAACCTAGTGGCTTCCGTAGCTCGTGACCTTAAAGGTGATATGAAGGTGGATTTACGCAACGCTAGTAATGACATCCGTCACATCACCGAAATTGTAAATGACATCGAGGACAGACAAAAAGCTGATACAAGGGAGATATTTGATGAGTTAAAGCTCATTGAAGAAAGCCTTGACTTACAAATTAATAAGGCTTTAAATAACCCTTTAAACAATATGAGTGCTAAAACAAAATGAAACTAGAAATTAGAACAGTATTACCTTATCTAGTGCTATTTGGCACATTGGCAATGACATGGGGTATGTGGTCTGAACGTCTAAATGCAGTTGAGACTAAGGCAGATAGTGTTGCAGAAATGCAACAAGATCTAGCTGTTATAAAAGTCCAAATTCAAGCAATTGATGAAAAAATGGCTTGGATGGAAGAATTTTTAATTAAAAACTATAAAGAATATTAAGAAGAAAGGTTTTATATGACACCGAAAGAAGAAGATTTTTCACGTTTGAAAAAAGAAAATAAAGATTTAAAAAGACAAATTAATAAAATTCTTGGTGAAAATTCAAGGAAAGATGATCAATTGAAAGAAAAAGATTTACACATTAATTTTTTAACTGAAAGATTAGCTAAGTGGGCAGATAAATTTTTTGATTTAAGAACAGGTTTTATTAATTTACCTATTTCTGCTAGAATTAAAAAAGCAGAGGAAATGGGTATTGCTTTGAGTGAAAAAACACAATCTTAAAATAATTACTGAAGATTTAAGGATTTGGAGTAGAGAATATCTTGAAATACCAAACGTACATCTTAATAAAATGCCAGCTTGTCCCTTTGCAAAACAAGCTTGGAAAGATGAAAAAGTAGTAATAGATGTAAGAAACATTGAAAAAGGCTATACGAGAAACTTAGATAGTAAGATAAAAGAAATTAACTGGAATAAAAAAGAAATATTAATATTCTGTGATTTATCTTTTAAAGAATATTCATTAAATAAATTTCAAGCTAAAGTAGATCGTTTTAACAACAAATATAACAAAAAGGATCTATATTTTATGGGATTTCATCCTAGGAATCCTGCAAACGATGAAGATCAAGCTTTTTTAGTAGAACCTAATGGAGACAGAGAAAGTTTACCTAAATCTGATTTAGAATACTCAATGATGCTTGTACAAAAGTTCTCGCAATTATATTATGCTTCTGTTAAATTACATAAAATGGGTTATTATAAATTATGGCCAAAAGACTACTATGATGATGTAGTAACAACAAGACAGATGTTATATGAACAGCTAAATAAAGGAGCTAAAAAATGATGGGCAAAAAGAAAAACGTTGTAAAAATGCGTGGTGGCGGAATGTTAAAAATGCGTGGTGGCGGAATGGCTAAGAAGAAACAAGTCACAAAAAAGAAAACAAAAAAAACAACGAAAAAGAAAAAATAATTTATGGCTACTTCAGGGACAACAGATTTCAATCTCAATATTGATAGAGTAATTGAACGTGCTTATCGTAGAGCAGGTCGTTCTATGCGTACAGGATATGATCTTGACGCTGCTAGGGATAATTTAAATTTGTTGTTTTCTGAATGGGCTAATAGAGGTTATCAGCTTTGGAAAGTTAAAAACACTACTTCAAATTTAACAGCAAATACTTCTCTTTATACAGCACCAAGTGATGCAGATGATATTTTAGAAATGGTCTTTCGACAGACATCAGGAAGTACAGTCACTGATACAACAATGACTAAAATTTCAAGATCAGAATATCAGAATATTCCAAACAAAGGATCAACAGGAACTCCTACTCAATATTACGTGAGAAGAAATTTAGCTAATGTTGAAATTAATCTTTACTTAACTCCATTGACTACGGATACGCAAATAAATTATTGGTACGTTGGAAGAATACAAGATGTAGGAGCATATACAAACACTGCTGATGCACCTTTTCGTTTCCTACCTTGTATGGTAAGTGGACTTGCATATTATTTATCTCAAGAAGTAAATCCTGCTTTATCAGGTGAACTTGAAAGAAGATATGAATCAGAGTTAGCCAGGGCAATTACTGAAGACAGTCAATCAACTTCAGTGAATATTGTTCCTAAAAACTTTTATCCAGGAGTTTAAATGTCTTTTGCAGTAGGAAAATTTTCACAAGCGATTTGTGACAGGTGTGGTTTTGCTTATCCCTACCTAACATTACAAAAAGAATGGAATGGATTAGAAGTCTGTCAAGAATGTTATGAACCAAAACATCCACAATTAGAACCACCTTATTCAAGTGCAGATGCTGAAGCAATTGAAAATCCAAGACCAAAAAAACCACAAGCTGTTGTAGTTGTAGCGGGAAATCCAAATGATACTTTTTTTAATAGTAATGGGATGCAACCATCAACAGTAAGTAGACCATTGCTATCTTTGACAAGAGTTGGTAATGTGGTAATTAATATATCATGAATTATAGCGAACTATTAACAAACATAAGAGATTATACAGAAGTTACTTCTGATGTTTTAACTAATACAATTATAAACACTTTTATTACAACCACTGAAAACAAGATAGATAGAACTATAGATGGTGATTATCAAAGAAGGTTTGCAACCACTACTTGCACAGCTAACAATGCTTTTTTAGATGTTTCTGGACCAGAGGGTGGTTTTAGATTTGCGAGAGCTTTACAACTTATTGATTCAAGTAACAATAGGGTTTGGATTGAACAAGTAGATGCTACTTTTATTGATGAGTATTCTGTACAAAGATCTACAACCAGTGACACAGGTCAACCTAAATATTGGGCAAATTGGGATGCTACAAATTTAATTTTAGCTCCTACCCCTAATCAAGTTTACACAATAGAAATGTGGTATAATGAAAGCCCTGAACGTATTGGTAATGGAACTGGAAATACATCATCGACCACATTTATTTCAAATAATGCACCAGAAGTTTTATTGTTTGGATGTCTTGCTGAAGCTTTTTCCTTCTTGAAAAATACACAAGATATGCAATTATATGATCAAAAATATCAATCAGCTTTAAAAGTTTTTGCTGACGAGCAGATGGGTAGAAAACGTAGGGATGAGTATGTTGACGGAGTCTTAAGGATACCTTTAAGATCTGTTGATCCGAATCCCCAAGCCTAAGGAGGGCAATTAAAATGGCAATAAACCAAGCAGTTTGTGCAACATTTAAACAGCAGTTGTTAAACGGCGATCACGATATAACTAACGATACAGTTAATCTCGCTCTTTTTACAGATTCTGCCACATTAAACGCAAACACAACAGCCTATGCTGCAACCAACGAAGTTGGCGCATCAGGCACATACGCAGCAGGCGGTGCAACATTACAGAGTGCTACTGTCGGCTTAACTAAAACTAGTGATACCGCATCTACAGCTTTTGTAGACTTTGCTGATCTATCATTTACAAGTGCAACAATCTCAGCTCAAGCAGCTTTGATTTATAACAGATCATCAACAGCTACAAATGCAGCAATTGCAGTATTAGATTTTGGTGGTGTAAAAACATCAACAAACGGAACATTTACAATTCAGTTTCCAACCAACGACGCAACAAGTGCAATTCTAAGGATTTCCTAATCCATAGGAGATCCTTATGTCAAACAACTATGGTGATGGAGGCTGGAGCCTAGGTAACTACGGCCAACAAGGCAACGCCACAGTTGCGGTTACGGGATTATCAGCCGTAAGTACATCTGTTGGATCAGCTGTAGCTGAAGGAACAGTAGGACAAGGTTGGGGAAGATTAGAGTGGGGCACGCAAGTATGGGGCGATGCTTTCACAGTAGAATTAACAGGTGTATCAAGCACCTTTACATTAGAAGACGTAGGCAGAACTGGAACTGCATTAATTAATCCAACAGGAGTTTCATCGGGTGCTGTTTTAGGCACTGCCCTTGGTGAAGCAGAATCTATTTATCCTTTAACAGGGGTACAATCAGCCACATCAACGGGAACCGTCAGTATTTCTGAAGGTCATGGTGTTCAACCAACAGGGGTTGAAATGGTTTTTGCTGATGGAACAGAAACTATTATCGCAACAGTTGATGCAGGTTGGGGAAGAAATAATTGGGGTTCTTTTGCCTGGAACAATAACATTACAAGATTGGTTGATGTTACAGGTGAACAGTTAACTGTAGGACAATCAGATGTAGATGTATTTACGGGTACAGGTGTCGTAGCAACACCTACTGGTTTAGGAATGTCTACTGGTTCGGGTACATTTACTTTTATCCTTGATCAAGTTCTTTCTCCAGAGGGAATAAATATACAATCAACAGCAGCTTTAGCTACAATTATAGCTGATGGAAGCGTTACTACATCTGCTCCACCAGATCTTATGGATACAGCTCTTGGTTCCGTAACAATTGATATCTTTACACAAGTTGATGCGACAGCAGTCACTTCGACATTTGAAACAGGAAGTTTAGTAGCTCCTGCTGCAGCTCTTCCAACAGGAGAAGCCATTCAGACCAATATCGGAGATGTTGTTATTCCAATTACTGTGGCTGGTCTTTCAATGGCGTTTACAGATGGAACTGCTACTCCAGCCGCAGGAGCAACAGTATTGCCAACAGGGGTTGAAATGATCGCAAGTGTTGGTAATATAAGATCAACTCCTTGGGCTAATGTTGTTACTGGAGCAAATAACACTTGGACTGAGGTTGCGGCATAATTTATGAAATTGAATTTTTTAAAATATAGGTATATAAATTAATCATGGCATCCACATATTCAGATAGATTAAAATTAGAACTAATGGAAACAGGGGCAAATGCCAATGTTTGGGGAACTAACACAAATAATAACTTAGATGTAATCGATACTTTTGGAGCGGGATATTTAGCAAAAAGTGTAGCAGGCAGTGCTGACGTTACCTTAACAACGGCTGACGCTGATCCAGATGCAGAAGCATCTAACAAAGTTATAGAATTCACAGGAACTTTAACTGGAGATATTAAAGTTTTTGTTCCCGCAGTAGAAAACAATTATATTTTTTTTAATAACACCGCAGGCTCTTTTACATTAACTGTAGCTCCAACAGGACATACCTCTAACGGTGTAGCTATTGTACAGGGAGCACATACAATTCAATACTGCACAGGGGACACTATGGTCGATCTTTTTGCTGATTCACTAGGAACAGTAAGTGTTAAGAATTTAGTAAATGTTGCTAATACAGTAAAAGTTCAAGCTAATGGGGAATTATCAGCAACAAGCTTTACAGGTGATGGATCAGACTTGAGTGGTGTTGTAACTGTTGATCCTGGAACACAAATGGTTTTTTTACAATCGGCAGCTCCTACAGGTTGGACACAAAACACAGCTTCAACTTTAGCTAATGCTACTTTAAGAGTTATTACATCAGGTACAGCAGGTACAGGTGGATCAGATGCTTTTCAAACAGTATTTGCATCAACGACTACTTCTGGAACTGCAAGTGCAAGTATCTCACCTTTGACAGTTGGAGATTTAGGAATAGATGGCACCTCTTTAAGTAATCCACAGATGGCTTCTCACACTCATAGTGTTTCTCCAGTACAACAAAACAGAAACAATCAACCCTATAGAAGAGTTTCATCAGGTCCGGGACCTGTTGGAACAAGAATAGGTTTTTGGCCTGTTACAACAGGTAGTTCTGGAGGCAACGCTAGTCACACTCACCCTGTTTCAGGAAGTGCTTCAGTATCAGGAACTATAGCAGCACCTGCTGTTAGTTTAAGTGTTCCAAACATGGATGTAAAATTTTCAAACGTAATAGTTTGTAGTAAGGATAGTTAAATGGCAAGTACGTATTCAGATAGATTAAAACTTGAATTAATGGCTACAGGAGCAAATGTAGATTCTTGGGGTAATGTCACAAATTCAAATTTAGAGGTAGTAGACGCTTTTAATGCAGGTTATTTATCAAAGAGTGTTGCTGGTTCTGCTGATGTAACATTGACCACAGCTAACAGAGATCCTAGTGCTGAATCATCTAATAAAGTAATTGAATTTACAGGAGAATTAACGGGAGATATTAAAGTTTTTGTACCCGCAGTAGAAAATAATTACATATTTTTTAACAATACTACAGGTTCTTTTACATTAACAGTAGCTCCAACAGGACACGCTTCCAATGGAGTTGCAATATCACAAGGAGCACACACAATTCAATATTGTAAAGGGGATAGGATCATTGATCTTTTTGCTAGTACCTTGGGTAATGTTCGTGTAATTAATCAATTAAAAATTGGTACTAATATTCAATTAAATTCAAATGGTGTTGTTAATGCTACAACATTCAAAGGAGATGGAGCAGGGCTTACAGGAGTAGCGGAATTTCCATCAGGTACAGAAGCAATGTTTGTGCAAACAGCTGCTCCTACTGGTTTTACAACAAACACAAACTCTACTTTATCTGAGTGTTGTTTACAGGTTGTTAACGGAACAGGTGGTGGAACAGGTGGTGCAGATACTTTTTCAACAGTTTTCAATGGTTCAAAAACAGCCACAGGCACAGACGTGCCGTTAAGCACCTCTAACCTAGCTCTAAGTAGTAATTACAGTGTAGGTAATACTTCATTAAGTAATCCTACAATTCCAAGTCACTCACACAGTAATCAAAACTCAGGTGGAGGTGCTCCTCAAGCTAGAATGTCAAATGTTGGTCCTCCTACCGATACTTTTCTTTTAGGACCTTTCACTGCTTCTGAAAGCACTTCTAGTTCAGGTGGAGGTGGTAGTCACTCACACAGTGTTAGTAACCCTCCAATTTCTGGTAGTTTAGCAACACCTATATCAAGTTCTGTTCCTGCAATGGACTTAAAATTTGCAGACAGTATAATAGCGACAAAGGATTAAAAAATGGCATCAACATATTCAGATAGATATAAACTAGAACTTCAAGAAACAGGAGCTAACGCAAACACTTGGGGAGAAAATACAAATAATAATTTAGAAGTAGTAGACGCTTTTACTGCTGGATATTTATCTAAAGATGTTGCTGGTTCTGCTGATGTTACCCTTACAACAAATAATGCTGATCCTAATGCTGAATCATCTAATAAAGTAATTGAATTTACAGGAGCTTTGACAGGCGATATTAAAGTTTTTGTTCCTGCCGTTGAGTCTAACTACATATTTTTTAACAATACTACAGGATCTCAAACTTTGACTGTAGCACCAACAGGTCATGCATCAAACGGAGTTGCTGTAGTTCAAGGTGCTCACACCATTATGTACAATAAAGGTGATGCAATGGTTGATCTTTTTGCAAATTCTTTGGGTACATTTAGTGTAAAAAATTCATTGACTGTTAATGGTACAGTATTCACATCTGCTAACGGAACTATAAATGCAACATCTTATTCTGGTAATGGCTCTACATTAACTGGAGTATCGAGTATTCCTGCTGGGACAACTGCATTATTTTTTCAAGGTTCCGCACCTTCTGGTTGGACACAAAATACAGATGCTTCTATAAACACCACAACAATGAGAGTTGTAACTGGAACGGGTGGAGCAGTAGGGGGCACAGATGCATTTGGTACAACATTTGCTGGAAGTAGAACTACCGAAACTGGTGATATTCTTTTTAATGATTTGAGTTCTGCTTCAGGCTCAGGTAATTTTAGTATGGGAGCTGCTACAGTTTCAAATCCACAATTACCTTCTCACACACATAGTTCACCTATTGGTCCAAATAATTATTTTAATCCAGCTGCTGTTGGTTCTCAAAATGTTACAAACGGCAGTACAGGCACTACAGGTGGAGGTGGTAGTCACACTCACCCTTTAAGTGGTAGTGTTGCACTAGGCGGTAATGCATCAGCAACAACATCCTTGTCAGTTCCAAACATGGACGTAAAATTTGCAAATGTAATTGCATGTTCCAAAGATTAGTGATAATTTAACAGACAGAAATGCCAATATTTGATCCTGACGGAAAGTGCCCTCTTTTAAACAAGAAATGCATTAAACATCAATGTATTTGGTATAATATGCTTCAAGGAAAAAATCCTCAAACAGGTCAAAATGTTCAAGAATGGGGATGTTCTATAGCTTGGATTCCATTACTTTTAGTAGAGAATACAGGCAAACAAGTTCAAACTAGTGCTGCTGTAGAATCTTTTAGAAATGAAATGGTTAAAGCTAATATGGTAACTCTTTCAATGTTACCTAAAATGGCTCAAGAAAAAGAAAATCCAAAGATAAAAGATGTAGGCAGTATTTGGGGATCTATAGGAAATGCTCAAGAAAACCTTGAAGACGGAGAAGAAGTTCCTGAAGATATCAACTTGCTTTCAAACAAAAAACTTGATAAAAAGAAGAAAGGTAAAACAAAGGTAACAAAAAATGCCAATAACAATAAACAACGTAACAGCAAATAATCAAATAACCATTATTAATGATGCTGGTATTAATCCCAATAATCCTAACGATGGACCAAGAGCTTATTCAGGCAACACAGAATGTGATGTTATAATTGATGGAGTAGGCTATATGAACTTAAATGGAAGTGATATTGTTCCTACTAATATTCATGCTTTACAGTTTTATCCCGCAACAAATAGTGGAGAACTAGAGTATACTGGAAC